GGGTCGGCACGATCCGCTAAATGCCTGTCACCAGGGGTGAACAGGGACAGGCGAGGGGCGGCTACAAGCCCAAGACCAAGCCTAAGCCCAAGCCTTCCCCCGTCCCCAGGTCGAAGCCTGTCTCTGCCCCTCGTACCTCGACGACGCGCGCTCCGGCGCGCGTCACGCCGGCCCCTGCCCCGACATCGCCCGGTGACCCGGCGGTGGCCGCGATCCAGCGCAAGCTGCGCGCTCACGGGCTGAAGGTGACTGTCGACGGCATCCCCGGCCCGGAGACCGACGCCGCCATCGCGGCGTACAACGCGCGGCTCGCGCGCAAGCGTGTGAACGTCATCAAAACACAGGTGACCGAGCCGGAGCCGACGGTCAGGACGCCGCCTCCCCTCCGGCCACTGCCGGCGGGTGTGATCAAGACACAGTTCGCCGAGCCGACGGCACCGACGACGGTTGCCACCTTGCCTGTCCCGGCTCGTCATAGCGGGTCGGCGCTCGCAAGGTATGAGCCGTTCGATCCGAACGCGCTTGGAAACATTCCTGGCTTGCAGCCGCACCGCGTGTACGCCGCGACGCCTGACCTTCGTACCTCACAAGACAAGTTGATCGGTGAGCTCACCGGCACGTTCCTCTCCGACCCGCTCGGCGTGCTTGAGCTCGGCAAGTCGGCGGTGCATCTGGCGAAACATCCGTCGTTCGGCGCGGCAGCCGGGACAGCTCTAGCGGGGGTCGGCCTGGTGCCGTTCCTGCGCGGTCCTCGCGCGGCTGCGCGTGTGGTCAGCGCACTCCGCGAAGGACGGGCGTTCGACGAGGCTGTCAGGGCCGGGGCGGCGTCGTTTGGAGAGCGCGGCCCGATCGCGACGGCACGCGAGAGCGCCGCCTTGAAACAGATGAAACGGGACGCGATGCCTGTGTTGGAGAACGATCCGACCCGCAGAGTGATCTTCGATCAGATCGACCAGGCGGGGCTCCCGGAAGCACACGCCGTGAGACTGAAGAACGATCTCGACGAGGCTGCTGTTCGCCACGCCGATGCTGCCGCCAAGCGTTTCAAGGGTCCCGGTTCGCTGGCCGACCGCCGCGCCGCGCACGCCTCCTCCTACTACGAGCACATCAACCCGGTCGACCCGCTCCCGCGCGCCAATGCTCACATCCCGCAGGTCGTCTACCCGGAGAAGACGCAGGCGGCGCGGCTCAGATCGAAGGTGAAGCCGCGCAAGGGCGCCGCTACCGGGGTCCCGACGACGCCCGACCTGCTCGCCAGGACTGCGGATGGGACCGAGTTCAAAATCGCCGGGAACATCACCCCGGAGGACTGGGTGCAGCGCGTGCAGGCGGTGATCCCGAGCGCAGCTGCACGCGACAACCTCGCTCGCTGGTACGAGCACTACGAGCCGATGTTCCGCAAGGCGTTCAAGAAGGATGCCGACGCGGTGATGCGCGGCTTCGCCGTCTCGCAGGCGAATGCCTCCCCGTCGAGCGGCCTCGCCGCGGTGCTCAAGGTGATGGACAAGCTGCGGCGCGGCGAGCAGATCGGGCCGCGCGAGATTTCGGTGGTCGCTCAGTCGATCGGCAAGGCGGTCGAGGACAAAGAGATCGACAAGTTCGTTGCTGCCAAGCTGTCCGACTTCGTCGACTCGCTGGCCGGGAAGAACACACGTACTTGGATGGGCGACGTCACCGAGGCGGGTTCGCCGACGGCGGTCGATATACATGCGATCCGCGACCGCGGCTTTATCGACAAGAAGTTGCGCGCGAGGATCGAAGCGCTCGGTGCGAAGCACGGCAAGGACTTCAAGATCGAAGGCAGAGGGACCGCGACCGGTCCGTTGTACGAGCGGATCTCGGAGTGGTACCAGGAGATCGCCGACCACCTGAACGCGATGGACGGCGGCAAGGGTTTCGACGGTCGCAGCAACTGGACGCCCGCGCAGGCCCAGGCGCTCGGTTGGTCGACGATCCAGATGGCGCACGGCGTGGTGCCGGAAGGTTTCGCGGAGGCGTTCGCTAACAACACGCGCGCGATCACGTTCGAGTTGACGCACGGCCCGCTCGGCCTCGGCAACGACCTGACGCAGGCCCAGACACGCCAGGTCGCACAGACGATGCGGGACGCCGCGGTCAGGCTTGCCGACGACACCGAGGGGATCTGGCTGCGCGACGTTTCGATCGGCGTCGGCGGCTGGGAGCAGGGCACCAACATCAACCTGACGCTGCGCGTGCTCGGCTCGGAGGAGTCGGTGCAGGCGGCGTTGACCCGTTACGCGCAGGCCTTCGACCAGGAGTGGGTGCAGGCGACCCGCGAGGTGTCCGGCAAGAAAGCAAGGGCGACGCTCCTGATCGACTCGCCGAAGTTCCGCGACCCCCGGACGCGCGCACGCTTCTTCAAGGCGCTGAACAGAATCGAGCCGAGGCTCGAAGGCTTCATGGACTACGATGTCGACGGCGTTCCGGCGCTGGCGATTCGGACCGGGAGCCCTTCAGTCTCTCCGAAGACTGCCGATAAGTTCATCAACCGTTACAGAGCGGCTATTGAGCAGGCCGAAGCTGAGACGGGAATCGAAGTCAGCGGTTCCGTCCGGAACATGGAGATGCTCACAGGAGGTCAGCACGGTGAAGTTGCGCCCGTACAAACACTCGCCGGAAGTGGAGGAGGGCTCGCTAGAGGTGCCCTGGACGATCCACTTGCCGCTCAAATCCGAGGCGAGCTCGAAGCCGCAATCGAACGAGCCCGAGGACCAGCAGAGCCCGGAGCAGCCGGCCCCGTAGAGCCGGAACAGAAGCCGCCGGGGATTCTCCGGCGTCTGATGGTCGAGGAGAAGGGCGCGTTCACGCCTGGGGCTGAGCCGGGGAAGCCGCGTCCGCCTGACGAGACGCTCGCGACCCCGTTCGAGCCGGTCTCCGATCTGACGCCCGAGGAGCAGGTTCAACAGGGAGTGCGCGGCGCTCGGTCGCAGTACGGCAAGCAGAAGGTGCTGCGCAGCGAAGAGAGGAGGCAGCGCGCCGAAGAGCTGGACAAAGCTCTGCGCTCGGTCGCTGACCCTGACGAAGCGAGAGCAGCCGCGGCGGACGCGATGCGTGGGGAGCTCCCGAAGATCGACTTTCAGGGGCTGTCGACGCTGAACGCCGACTCGCTCAAGTACCTGAAGACGTACGTGAAGAACTCCGACCTGCTGCTCCCGTACCAGAAGATCAACCTGATGGACGCGCTCGACAAGGCGGTCAGGGGCCGGGTGCCGACTCCGTACGAGATGAGGCTGATCGACCACGTCTTTGGGAAGAACACCGCGATGGGGATCGCGCAGACCGCCGGCAACGGCTGGGATGTCGCGATCAACATCCTCAACATTCCCAGGTCTCTGCAGTCGACGCTCGACCTGTCGGCGGTCGCACGGCAAGGGCTGGTGGCACTCTCCTCACACCCGTACTTGGCGGGACGGGCGATCCCGAAGATGCTGCGCGCGGCGCGCAGCCCCAAGTACTACGACGAGCTGATGAGGGGGATCGAGGAGGACCCGGTGTACAACCTCGCGCTCGCCGGCCACGTCTCCTTCACCGACCCGTCCGAGTACGGCTCGCTCGCCGCCCAGGAGGAGGCGTTCGGCTCCGACTACGCGGCTCGGATCCCCGGCTTCGGCCATCTGATCAAGGGCTCGTCGCGCGCCTACACCGGCTTCCTGAACAAGGTGCGGATGGATCTCTTCAAGAACCAGATCAGGATCGCCCAGACCGCAGGCAGGAACATCCAGGACGAGGAGTTCCTGAAGGAGATCGGCAAGGTGGTGAACGCAGCGACGGGACGTGGGACGCTGCCCGAGCGGATCGAGGACTGGGCCCCGGCGGTGAACGCCGTCTTCTTCTCGCCGAGGCTGATGATGTCTCGCATCCACTATCTCGACCCGACTTGGTATGTGCGTCTCGGCCGGGGCCTCCCTCCCGGAGCTCGCCGGCAGGTTCGGATCGAGGCCTTGCGTGGACTGTTCGCCACGGTGGGGGCGGTCAGCGCAGGGCTTTACCTGTTCTCGCGCATCCCCGGCGTGGAGGTTGGCTCGTTCGACAAGGACCATCCGTTCGGCGACCCGCGCAGCGCCAACTGGGGCAAGCTGAAGATCGGCAACACGCGCATCGATCTGGCCGGCGGCTTCCAGCAGTACGTCCGTCTGGTGGCTGTGCTGGTGACACAGACCAAGGTGTCCTCGACGAGCGGCAAGAAGACGAAGCTGGGGACGGGCAAGTTCGGATCGCAGGACACCGCCGATGTGCTGATTGACTTCCTGCGCGGCAAGGCCGCACCGTCGATCGGGCTCGGCCTGAACGTCGCCTCGGGGAGAAACATGATCGGCGAGTCGGTCGCGCGCGGGCCACTGCCTGAGGCGGCATGGAGTATCGCCAGGACGAGCTTCATCCCGCTGATCCTTCAGGACACGGCAGACCTCTACAACGACAGGCACGGCGGCATCAACGGCCTCCTCTGGGCGCTCGGCGGCTACGGGCTGGGCGCGTTCGGCCTCGGCCTGCAAACCTACGGGCCGAAGGTCGAGACAGGTGGCGGAGGCGGCGGCGGCGGAGACGAGTCATACCCAGGCTCCGGCTCCGGCGGCGAGTCATACCCCGGCTCTGGCGGCGGGGGTGAGTCGTATCCCGGCTCCGGAGGCAGCGGCGAGTCGTACCCCGGTGCCCCGTGAGCGCAGACCCTTACCGCGCCGCCGCGAGCCGCACCGCCAACCGCTACGGCATCCCCGGCAAGCTGTTCGAGCGACTGATCACCCAGGAGTCAGGCTGGAACCCAAAGATCCAGTCGTCTGCAGGGGCCATCGGGCTCACCCAGCTGATGCCGGCCACCGCGGCCTCGCTGAAGGTCAACCCGCTCGACCCGATCGCGAACCTGGACGGCGGTGCCCGCTACCTGCGCCAGCAGTACGACCGCTTCGGCTCCTGGCGTCTCGCGCTCGCCGCCTACAACGCCGGCCCCGGCCGTGTCGCGGACGGCAGCTGGCAGCAGATCCCCGAGACGTCCAACTACGTCAGGTCGGTGATGGGCAACGTCACCTACAGGAGCGTGCCGGCGCCGCGCACCGACCAGACCGTGACGCCGCCGCCGCGCACCCCGACCGTGCCGATGCCGCCACGTACCAGCCCTGCACTTCCGAGCGACGCGCTCTGGGGGACAGACCTGGTCTCCAAGGCGGCGTTCGAGAACTTGGGCAAGATCGCCCGAGGCTGGAAGCCATCCTCGACGTTGGCCGACCTGGTCGCAGCCTCACAGGTGCCCGTGTCAACCGCGACGGTGCCGGCAGAGACTGCCTCGATGCCGTCGTCGCCGAGCAAGGTCCCCACCACGCCGTCCCAGCCGACGCCGCCGAGTTCCGGCAAGCTGGGCAAAGTGATCACCGCTCCTGGCGCAGACCGCAGCGGGGTGCGCACCCATCAGGCGGTCAGGGACTTTGTCGCCAAGGTCGCAGGCGTGTACGGCTCGCCGCTGACGATCACCACCGGCACCAACCACAACCAGTACGTGATCGGCACCCACCGCCAGTCTCAGCACTGGACGGGCGACGCAGCCGACATTGCCTTTGGCCACGGGACAGGCTCGGACAACGTCGACCCAGCGCTGACGAAGTTGGGCCAGGATGCTTTGATCGCTGCCGGCGCAGACCCCGAGTGGGCTCGTAAGCAGACCGGCGGAGCGTTCAACATCGGGGGCCACAACATCCTCTTCAACACCTATGTCGGAGGCAACCACTACAACCATCTCCACGTCGGTGTCTGACACAGGCAGCAAATAGCGTCTGAATTTTGGGTGAATGTGTGTTCAGAAAAGTTGACACACGATGTCTAGACATAGATGATCAGTGACGAGATGCTCGGCTGGCCCAGGGAGACTTGGGCTGGGTGTGCAGATCAAACTGGTAGCTGAGGCCTCCTTCGGGGGGCCTCGGCGTTTCTGTGGGCTTGGTCACTTTGGTCACCGCTGGTCACTTACCTGCCCATTGGTCACCTGTCCAGGCATGTCAGTAGCCTGACGCCCTAGGGGGATTTGGCTTAGGCAAGCCATGTCGTCCCTCTGGTAGGTCCCGCGAGCGACTTTCGAGACCGCCGCATTCGACCGCTCTGCCACCCCTCCGAGCCTGTATTTAAGCCAAACCGCCTTCGGGCTGAATGTGGTTATACACAGATTCCGGCACCTTCACTGGTCACCGCTGGTCACCTTCTTGGTTCCGAGCACAAAAAAGCCCGCCCCCGGAGGTGGGGACGGGCTCGTCGATGGTGTGCTGCCGTCGACCGGTGGAGCCTATGTCACAGCCCTGGTGCCTGCCAGACCCAGAGCCCGTGCGGCGTCTTGTGCCCGATCGTGCGCAGGATCAGGCGAGTGCGCTCCACGTCGAGACCCGTGCACTTCGCGACCGTTCGAGCCTGCCGCGGGACAGGCTCCCCGCTCAGAAAGCGCTCGACGCGAGCGACATCGAGACGCCATTGCGCTTCGATTTCCCGACGGCGCTGTGTTGCGCATTCGGGACACACGTCGAGCCCATGAACGACGGTAATGTTGACCCGTCTTTTGCCGCAGCTTTGGCAGTGGTAAGCCTTCGCCATCACGCCTCCTCGGCAGGCGTTCGCATCTTGAGATGGACGAGCGCGTTGCCGGTCACCTCGACCTCGCCCATGTTCAAGTAGGAGAGGTAGCTGCCGCAGCCGAGGCAGAAGTCGACGCCGCAGGAGCGCTCCCGGTTGGCGTCCTCGGGGACGTAGACGATCAGGACGCCGCCGTCGGTGTCGCAGTCGGAGCAGATGTAGAGCCACCACTTCATAGCCATCACGCTGCCAGCGCTGCCATGCGCTTGCTGTGGTTCTCGCGGTCGACGAAGTGCACGTAGACCTCGCTCACGACCTTCGGGCTGTTGCCGAGCGCGAGCGCGACCTCCTCGATCGAGGCGCCGTTCGTGAACAGCCTGGTCGCGAACGAGTGGCGCAGGAAGTGGGACTTGATCTGGCGCTTGATCCCGGCCCGTTTCGCAGCCTGACTGATCTTGCGCTGCACGAAGTTCGACGAAAGCGGCGTCTGCTTCAGCGACGGGAAGAGCAAGCCCTCCTCCTGCAGCCAGCCGGCCTCGAACCCTTCGGTGATGTAGGTGTCGAGGATCTCGCGCGCGTCCTGCGAGAGGACGACGTAGCGCGTGCGCACGCCCACCTCGCCGAGGCGCCCCTTCAGCGTCCCGAACCACGTTCTCGGGTCGTTCGTGGTGAAGCCGAAGGCAATCTGCTTCGTCACCTTGAGCGAGCCGTACGGGCCGTAACGGGGGCCGTCCACGATGTCGATGACCAGCAGCCCGAGAGCCTCGTTGATGCGCAGGCCGGTGCGGTGCATCGTCTCCACGATCGTCTGGCGCTTGCGCCCGTCGTCCGCCCTGCGCTGCTTGGCCGGCGCGAGTTCGGCCACGATCAGGTCGCGCTCCTCGTCGGTGATGATGTGCTCCTCGTCGAGCGGGATGTTCAGCGGATCGCCCTTCTTCTTCTCCCACCTGCGCTTGCGCACCGAGCGCACCGGGTTGTCGGTGCGGTAGCGGGTGGGTGCTTTCGTGAACGAGTCGAACATCACCCCGAGCGCCGACTTCGTCTTGCGCAACATCGAGTAGCTGAGCGGCTTGCCGGTGCGCGGCGAGATGTACTCCTCCGCGCGGTCGAGGATGCGGTCGATCAGCGCGGCGTCCACGTCGGTCACGCGCTGTCGTGCGAGCAGGTCCTCGGAGAAACGCCAGACATCCCTGTGCACGGCGAGCGTGCCGTCCTTCAGCGTCTCCTCTGCGAGCCTGAGGAACTCCTCGCGCGCGGCCGGGATGCGGATCGTACCGTCGAGCTTGGTCGGCTCCGCGCCCACCTGGGCCCGGTAGCGGCGCAGCGCCTCGTCGTAGTCGCGCGTGCGCAGCGAGACAGGCTTGCGCTTCCCGTCGACCTTGCGGACGATGTAGTAGATCCCGTTGCGCGTGAACATCCACTTCACGCCTTCGACGGGGACGAACTCGTTGCCGGGTCCGAGGTCGACGACCTCGTCCGGCGCGACCAGCCGCAATGCTGGTTCAGCCATGACTTCCTCCTGTTGGATTGCTTCCCGCCGGGTGACTAGTCCAGCGGTCTGAGGTGACCAGTGTACCCGCGTTCGCCTCCCTCGTTCGGGTGGTCTTGCCGGGGCTGATCGCACCAGCCCCGGCCCAGCCTCCCAGCGAGCCTGCTGTCCTTCCCCTTCACCCGCTATCCGTCCGCACCGTCGAGCCCACCATCCGCCGCGCCGTCCTGCGTGCCCATCCGACGCTCCACCCGCCCTACCTCCCTCTCAGCCGTTAGCCCATCCACCCTTCCCCCTTCCCCGACTGTCTCTGGGCAGCCCAGCCCTCGGACTGAGCCACCCACAAACACCCGCCCACCAGCCAGCCGACCTACGCTCCCTCCTGCCCCCCGGTCCTCCGGCTCTCCTTGGCCCCAGCCAACCTGCCACCCAGCGATCCGTTCTTCCATCGATCGAGCCAGCCCGCCATCCCCGCCAACTTGCCGACTCGCCGTCCAGCCAGCCGCCTCCCCGGCCGTCCGCTCGTCACCACTTGATCGGGACAGGCTCCGAGAACGCCTCGACCGAGAAGCGCCCCGCGCCGAAGGTTGTGTTGTCGCCGATGCCTTTCACCAGGCCGGCTCTGTTGACGATCACCAGCACATCACCGGGCCGGATCAACTCCGGGGCCAGGATCTGCAGGTGGAAGGAGGCACGCCAGCCGGGGTTCAGGATCGGCCGGCGGCGCGGCCCGAAGCGTCCGTTCGCATAGCGAGCGATCCGCACGTCGATCTCGTCCCAGGTTTTCACCCCGAACGAGACGTGGTCTTCGGCGAGGCTGAACGACTCCGCGATGAACGGTCCGGCGCTACGCCGCCCGGTCTTCGACGGGTCGGGCGAGTAGCGTCCAGCTGCGACCATCGCCTTCGTCATCTGGGTGGCCGGGAAGGCGAGCGTGCCATCGTCGACTCTCCAGACGAGGGATTCGTAGTCGGTTTCCTTGCGCGCGCGCGAGCCGGGTGCGGAGCTCTCGCGTAGCTCCCAGTTGTCCATGTCGGGCCGGGAGAAGAAGTACGGCTTGACCCCGGCGATCTCGATGTCGAGCGCGTATGGGAGCTCGAAGTCTCCGAACAGCTCGGCGGGTCCCAGCGCGGTGGTCGCGCTGCCTACGAGCACTTTCTTGGTGCGTTTCGTCGTGGTTGCCATCCTTGGATTGCTCCTTCTGTTTTGAGGTGCGGTGTGTCCTTCCCTTGATAGGTAGGCCGGTCGGGCAAGCGCGGCGGACGCGCGGCCTATGGAGCCGAGACTTCACCTCACCAGCCGTCCCACTGCTTGCGTTCTTCCGCCCCCACTCGCCTGGGCCGCTCGCACGCGCGGTGCCTGTCTGTCTGGTCCGCTGTCGGCGCGAGTGCCCCGGCTCACCGCTGCCGGTAGTGCTCACCTATGCTTACGGTGCCCCCGGCGAAAGAAACTGGTGTGTGACACTCACTCGGGTTTTCAATGGGGGCAACCTTTCTAAATCACCTGGCCTTTCTGGGCGGCGGCTCGACGTTGCGCTTGTAGCCGTCCCACTCCTCGAAGAGGTTCATCCGCTTCTCGCGCCAGAACCGTCGTTGTTGGGCGCGTGAGCGCAGCGCGCGGAGTGCGAGGCGCTGTTCGTACGAGAGGCCCATCACTGCTCGACCTCGCAGCGGCAGTGCCCGTCGAGCGCGGGAGGCCAGCCGCATTCGGCGCAGACCTCGATCTGGTGCGGCGGACCACACTGTGGGCAGTCGATGAGCACGGCGTCCGGGTGGCGTTCGCGCCATGCCTCTTTCAGCGAGAGCATGTCCCCGAGGCTTTCGGTCATGCCGTCTTCACCATCTGGGCGATCTCGCGTGCGTGGGTGATGTCGCCGTTGCAGGCGATCGTCAGTCGTGCGAGCTGGATCGGCGTGACGGCGCAGCGCAGGGTGGCGGTGATCCGGTCGAGGTCGCGGTCGGTCCAGCAGTACACCTCGCAGCCGGCGGAGGCGAGGCGGTCGAGCCAGCCCTGCTGGTTGACGTCCGGCTTGTTCGGCGCGATCTTGAGCTCGGCGTAGAGGAGGCGCTCGCGCACCAGGGTGAGGTCGGGGAAGCCTTTGCCGTCGGCGCCGACCGGGGTGCGCCACTGTGTCTTGCCGTCGCGCGGGACGGGGAGGCGGTGGAAGCGTGCGACCGTCCAGCCGTATTCGTGCGCGAGCTTGATCACATGCTTCGAGAACTCGGCCTCGGTGCGGAACAGCTTCTCGGTCACGGCAGCGCCCCCTGGTCGCGTAGCCAGTTCTCGTACTCGGCGTTCAGCTCGTCGCAGCGGCGCTGCGCGCGCGCCTCCGCGCTGTAGCCGCCTCCGCCGCGGCCGGGGTACTCCTCGACGACGTGGTAGCCGACGAGCCGGTCGTGCACGTACCAGATCTCCGGCGCCGGTCGTTCGCGGCTGCGGGAACTGGTCACGCCGTTCGAGCCGGAGATCGGCCAGCCGGTGACCGAGCCCACTGAGTAGCGGGGGAGCACGGGCTCGCTCACTTCTCCACCTTCAAACATTCATGGCGCTGCAGATCCGCCGGCAGCGGCTTCTCGCAGTCGAGCATCGTCAGCACCGGCTGTCCGAACGCGGCCCACCAGCGCACGGTGGCGCAGTCGGCCAGGTGGGCCTGCACCTTGCCGTCGGGGAGCTCGACGAGCGCGTAGTCGCGGCTCATCCGCCGACCCCTCTGATCGCGTCGAGGAAGCGCTGCCCGTCCTGCAGGCAGTACGTCATCGACGGGACGAGCGTGTAGTACCGAGCCCCCGAGTCGCCGCCGACGCCGAGCAGCACGCCGATCTCACCGACCAGCGTGTCGAGCACGTTCGCGCCGTCCTCCACCGTTTCGTCCGGCACTCGGACAGTCCACGTCTTGCGATTAGAGCGACGACGCCCCACCGGAGGAGCAGCGGGACGTCGTCGCTGTTGCTGCCCACAAAACGGGCAGTGTTCCGACCCCTGGGGGCCAGGAGCTCGCGCCGCGAGCGTTTCAGGGGTCGGAGGCTGGGGCTCAAGCGGACCGACGGGGTGGTAGTGGATCGTGTTGCCTTCGGAGAGCACGTCGCACCACTGGAACGTGTTGTCGGCGATTGCCCAGCGGATCGCCGCCCGGTGACCGCCCACCATGCCGGTGATGTCGTTGTGACACTCGACGCAGAGCCCGGTCAGGTTGCCGACGACGGCGCCGTGCAGCTCCACCCACGGGTAGTCGCCGTTCAGCTGCGAGCGGCGCACGATGTGATGCGCGTGCTCGGCGATCCGGTGGCACTGCGGGTTCGAGCAGTACGGGCCGACCGTGTACTTCGGTCCCTGGTGGCCCTTCAGATCCCAGGTGTCTGTCGCCGGCAGCGTCACAGGCGTCCCTGCCAGAGCGCCTGGGGGCGCGCGTGGTTGATCCCACGGTGGGCTTGGCGGTAGAGGCCGGTGTTGTAGGCGACACCGTTGCTGCCGAGCCGCCGCATCACCGGCCCGAGCACGCGCTTCTCGCGCACCACCATCTCACCGACGGCGTCCCAGACATCATCGCCCGTGAACGGCTCGCCCGAGAGCGCCGAGGTTCGTGCCAACTGGCAGGCGACCTCGTACAGCACCTCGGAGGAGATCGGGGAGTGCTCGGCCACCTGACGCATCGCCTCGTCGCGCAGCACACGGCCATGCGCGCGGCCTTCGAGGCGGTGGTCGAGTTCGAAGTCGAAGCCGTATTGCGTGTACTGGTCGAGGTCGAGCCCGCTCACCAGCGGTTCCTCCACGTTTCCAGCGCCCAGTCGCAGATGATCAGGAAGATCAGCACCCAGGCGACGATGGCGGCGATCGCGTAGACCATCACTCCTCCCACGCCGGACATGTCGGTCGGAAGCCGCAGAAGTCGCAGGCCCACGTATGCCACCTGCCGTGCGTCGGCCAGGGGTCGTCGGGGCCGTAGATGTCCATGTACAGGTTCGCCTCGGCCTCGATCGCGCGCATCTGCTCGCGCATTTGGGCGCGCTCGATCGGCGTCGGCTGCACCAGCAGCGCCTCAGACTCCAGTGGCGTCACGATCGTTGGCGTGCCTGTCGTGTACGTCTCGTCGCGGTTAAACGTGCTCGTCGCAGACAGCGAGTGGAACTCGACCGGCTTGCGCTTCGCCTCTCCGTACACGGCGGCTTGGATCCGCCACGATTCCTTCGGCTTCATTTGCTTGCGCTTGCCGGTCTTCAGGTCGATCACGCTCGCCTCGCGTTCCACGTCGAAGCGCCCGACCACTGGCAGTGCGAGCCCTAGGTCGATCTCCACCATCGTCTCGACGGCGAGCGGCTGGATCCGCTCGGCAACCTTGTGCTGGTAGGCGGCGAGGATTACCTTGCCGCGGTTGCGCGTTTCCTCCGGACCGGTGTCCCAGACGATCTCGGCGTTCGCCTTCTCCTGCTCGTCGACCAGCACGCGGATGAAGCCTTCGTCCATGTACCAGTTGAGGAGTTCGGCGAGCGGTAGGTCTTCGTGCGACTCGATCTTCTGGCTGAAGTTGAGTTCGATCCCGGCGTGCACGGCGGTGCCCATCACGGGCGCTTCGGCGGGACGCTCGCGGCGGCCCTTGATGTAGCGCTGCTGCCACTGGTACGGGCAGCGTCGGAACATGTCGAACGACGACGGGCTCCAGTGGTCGATCGGCAGCGTGCCCGGTTCGAGCGCGTCGAACTGCTGCTCGATCAGCTCGCGGGGCGGGGCGTACATCGAGAGGTCCAGCGTCACCGGTAATCCACCCCGTCGACCGTCGGGCCGCGGGTCTTCGCCGCCTCCCAGATCGTCTCCTCGCCTGAGACCGGGAGCATGTGCACGTAGATGTCCCATTCGGGCGGGCCCTCGCGGGAGCGCCGATAGGCGCCGAGCGGGAAGTCCCAGGACGGCTTCGCGCCGACGGGCCGGTACGGGAGCCCCTTCAGCCCGAGCAGCCACTCCGCGAGCTCCGGATTCTGCGTGATCACGAAGACGTGGTGCTCGCGCATCCGGAAGACCTTCCCGTCCATCGCCTTGATCCGATCGAGGAACTCGGCGGCGGTCGGGAGCGCTGCGTCGGCCGGCGAAGGAACGTGCTCGCTCACGCTCACCCGTGCTCCTCGGCCTCGGCGAGCACCTCGCGCAGCAGATCGAGCGTGATCGTCAGATCGCCCCGCTCGATGCCTCGCGGCAACGACTCGGCCAGAGGTTGGAGGTAGGCGATGGTGCGTTCGACGGCGCCGATCTGGTGGGGGGCCAGGGCGAGCATCAGTACGGGATGTCGTCGGCTTCCTGTGACGGCGATGGGGTTGAGGTCAGCCATTCCGCCCAGGCGTGCGCGATCCGCTTCTGCGCCTCGAACGTGCGCTGGTTCTCGGGCATCAGCGGCATCGTCTCGACGGCCAGCTTCGCCCCGACCGAGAGCGCGATCCTCCAGGCCGTCTGCGGGTCGGTAGGTCGCTGCGTCTCGGTCACGACCGGGATCTGCGGCTGTTTTTCCGCGAGCGACCCGGCCTGCTCGTAGTAGCGGTTCATGTAGAACGTTCCCGGCTGGTGCGGGTTCGCGTTGCCCTGCTTCTCGGTGAAGTCGATCAGTGCGAGCGAGCCGATCAGGCGCGCAGCCTCGTTGGCCTTCTCCTCGATCTTCGTGTCGAGGCGCTTGACGCGCTCGTCGTCGGTCGAGATCCGGTACCAGCCGGTGCCGGCGTCCTGCTCCACCTTGGTGATGCGTGCCTCGATTGAGGGCATCATTCGTCCTCCTTGTCGCCAGTCAGGAGAAACCCCGGAGTCACGCGCAGGAAGGAGGCGAGGCCGCGCAGCGGCTCGCCGAGGTACGGCTCAGCCTCGTCCGCCTCCCAGCGCTGGATCGTGCGCGAGGTGACGTGGACCGCTCTCGCGATCTCCTGTTGTGAGTAGCCCTGGCCGATCCGGAGTTTTCTCATTCTCTGTCCTAAATGCCCGTCGCCGTTTTCGGTGCGAAACGGCTTGGTTTGCCTGCAATTCACAGGGAAAACTCCAGCACAGAGCAGCACGACAAGTAAACGACATCTGCACGACAACTTCTTAACAAAGCGTCGTTTTACATTCCTTTCCCAAGTCTCAACTCTCACCTCTACGGGTTACAACTTGCGTCCCGTGAGGGGGAGGAGAAGGGGGCGGATCGAGCTCCCGGTGGTGCCCCGTGGGCCCGGTCAACGCCCCCCAGCCCCAGCCGCAGGGGCGCGCAGACAAACTGGTAGGCCATGACCTTCTCACCGTCGATGTCAGGAGGCAAGGTCCGCCGGCCTGCGGTTCAGCGGAAAGAGCGGGGAAATGTTCGAGGGGTCGTACTTGACCCTGGTCGTGCGGTCGGAGTACCGTTTCCTACATCGGCAGGCGTGACCCGATGCTGTTCACCCTTGAGCAGTTCTTCAAGCTCAACTTCCGGGTCGGGATCGTCGAGGCTGACGTGAACGACCCGCACGTCGCGCTGACCGTGAACGACAACCTGTGCAGGTTCTTCGACCGCAGTCGCGAGGAGTTGATGAGGCCGGGGATCTTCGCGAGCATCTCCGACCCCGACGATCTGGAGCGCGAGGAGCCGATGATGCGTGCCCTGCTCGGGGGGGAGCGCGACAACTACGGGCTCGTCAAGCGCTACACACGCCCCGACGGCGAAACCATTCGGGGGTATGTGAACGTTGAACTGATACGTGACGAGGGTGGCGATCCGGCAAAGACGGTCGGCATGGTCGTCGAGGTGAGAGACCTCGATGATCTGCGCGATCTGCTACTGCAGCGTCAGCTGCTCGCGCAGGCGCTCGTCGAGGCCGACACGAAGCTCGCGCTCGCGGCGCTGCGGATCACCGAGGAGGAGCACGTCACCCGGCGCAAGCTCGCGCACGACCTCGGCGTCGGGATCTCCACCGTGCAGGGCTGGATCGACCGTGGGCGTCGCCTGAGATAGCATCCGGCCCAACCAGGAGCCCGTGCCTGCGAGCGGAGGACCATGCCGCCGAACCTCGCAGACAGGGTGCACCGTGTTCGGGTGCTGCTCGACACGCTGAACGATCCGTATCCGACCCCCAAGGGCCACCTTCGACCAGACGCAGGACCGGCACCGTCGCGCTATGTGCCCTGCCTCACCTGCCAGCGGCAAGGCTGGCTGAAACGGCGCGGCCGGCTGATCCTCTGCCTCGCCTGCGACGGGACCGGCGACCGCCGCCGCCGGCACGACGAGGAACCCTGGGACGCCTACCTGAACGTGCCCCTAGGAGACGCTGAGCCGGTCGCACGGGAGCCGATGAGCCTGCGGGCGATAGAGGAGCAGGTGGCAGAGCAGGAAGGCCGCTACGAGGCTCTCAGCTACGGCTGGGAGCGTCTGCAGCGCGCCTACCAGGCCCACGGCTCCTACCGCGAGCTGCGCCGTCAGCTGGAGTGGTTGAGGGCCAGTGCGCCGCGGCGGCACCGTCTGGTGCGCACCGTTCTGATCGAGCACGAACCCCGCACGCTCGACGCTCGCGCCGCGCTCGACTTGGAGCTGGGTGTCGTCGCGCTCGCGCTCCGGATGCGCTCGGTCCGCGTCCCGCCGTGGCTGATGGAGCACGCCGCCGCCGACGAACGGCAACAGACGATCGCCGCGCTCGCCGCGCTCGGGCTCCGGGCCGGCGAGATCGCACGTCGGCTCGGGATCCCGAAGGAAGTGGTGCGGCGACGGCTCAAAGGGGTGCCGATGCGAGCGGTAGACTCTGGGCAGGCTGGAATCCCCCTCGGGGCGATGTGAGGCCCATGGCTCGGGGGCGCAGCCTGCGCCCTGATCCTTCTCCTCTACTAGAGACCCGGTGCGTGGTTGCAGCTGCCCGGATCGCCTGGGTACAACTCCTCTCTGCAGTCGCTGCGATAGATCGGCCCGGTGTCGTCGTTACCGTTGTGCGTGTGGCTGATCTGGATCGCCAGCGCTCCGACGGCGACGGCGAGCAGCAGGATCGCTGCGGCGAGCACCGCGACGATCCACTTCACGCCGCCACCTTCTTCGCCCACGCCTCGATGTGCGCGGCGTCCCAGACGGGACCGCACGCCAGCACCGCGAGCGGCGTCGGTGCGGTGCCCCGCGTGTAGCGCTGCTGGAACGTCCGGTACTGCAGACCGGCCAGCTGCGCCGCCTCGGTGATGCCCACTAGCGTCATCTCCGGCTTTGGGTCCGCGTCGAGTTCGACGGCGAGCCGCTCGATCCACTCGGCGCACTCGTCCAGCTCCTGGCGTGTCTTGCGCAACCGTTGCGCAAGCTGTCGCTTGGTCATGTGTTCCTCCTTGTCGGTTGACCGAGGGGAGCGCTTTAGCGCTCCTCCCACCTGACTTCGTGCCCGAGTACCTTGATGCGATCCGCGATCTCCATCGCTTTGACGGCGATGGGGTGGTCGGCAGGCCAGTACTCGGGCTCGCTCTCGACGCTGTCTGCGTTGAAGAAGCCATCAGGCTCCTGTGCTCCGACATCGTCGGAGTGCGTGACGCGCAGGATCTCGCCCGTCTCGGTGTCCACTTCGACGCCAAGCCATACGCTGTAGTCGATCGTGACTTTCATGGTTCTCTCCTTCGTTGGTTGACCGAGGTGCCGAGGTCATGTGACCTCGACGCCTGTGGCGTAGAACGTGCCGCCGCGAAAGTCGCGGAGCGCGATCCGTTCGCCGTTCGTGCGATCCAGCCGGATGATTCGCCGGCCGAAAACGCCCTTGCTGTGCTTGCGTGCGACGGCGATCTTGCAGCTCGTCGCGACGACCTGATCGCCATGCAGGACGATGTAGGTGCGCTTCACGCCGTCGCCTCGTCCATCACATAAATCCACGCCTCGACGGCGTAGCCGGGTGGGTCTTCAAGCCGAACGACGCGGTCATGTGACTCGATCTCGACCGCCTCTATGCCCTCTTCGCGCAGCTTCCGCCGCGCGGCTTTGCGTGCTTCGGCGTCGGTCATGCCTCCACCTGATCTGACGCCGTCTCGATCCAGGCGCTAGCGATCTCCACCCAGTCGACCTTGTCGAGCGCGTAGCCGAGCAGATCGGCGGCGAAGGACGCGCCCAGGTCGGGCTCAAGCTCGTCACACACCCACTCTTTGAGCATCTCGCTCACCGCGTAGAGGGGCGACTGATGCGTCCAGGTTTCCTCGCTCTCCGCCGCTCGCTCGCTCTCGATCGTTGCGGTGACCCTCTCCGTCGCTGCGTTGTACAGACCCTCGTCGTTCGTGAGCCACAGGTTGACGCACCACGTCGGGTAGTTCGTCCAGCCGTTGTAGCCGGTGTCGTTCATCGTTCCTCCTTGTTGAATTGACCGAGGTGCCCACTTGCGTGGGCCTCCTCTCAGGTTTTCGCGAGCATCGTCTTCAGAACATCTGCCGCTTCCAGGTAGAGCGCGGCCGACTCGGGCTCGTCGTCGGCGTCGGCAGCTTCGGCGTTGATCTCCAGCTGCTCGATCGCGATCTCGCATGCGTCGATGAGGTTCATGGTTCTCTCCTTTGTTGGATTGACCGAGGTGCCGCGCAGTGATGCGCGGCACCGTGCTATGGGCGATCGGCAGCGACGACGGCGTCGTGCGCGGCGTTGAACAATTCCTCGCCCGAGAGCAAGGTGTAGTGGCGTGATTCGCAGAGCGCCTCAAAGACGACCTGCACGGCGACGTTTTGGCCGAGGCCGAGATAGCCCTTGGCTGTGGTGACGATGTGCGGGAATTGAGCGGCGAGTGTCTCGCGCTGCCCTTCCCGCCCTTCGGGTGCGAACTCGATGGGCATGGGTGTAGTTTCCTCTCGTTGGTTGACCGAGGTGCCGCGCATCACTGCGCGGCGTACCCCTCTTCGATCAGTGCGCTGACGAGCGGCTCCACGTAGCGGGGCTCGCAGACAAGCGCGCCGCCGAACCAGTGCGCGTCGGTGTGCTCGCGTAGCCAGCTGCGCACGTCGGCAGTGAGCGGCTGAATCAGCACGATCGAGCCGTGATCCTCGACGTTGAACATCACGACACCCGCTCTTCCGCGAGCAGGTCGCGATAGACCGCAGGTGCGTTCGCGTACAGCGTTACGTTGTTGCCGAAGTCGAGCACGACGTAGTCCTCGTCCTCGGTCTCGCCCTCCACGAACTCGACGCGCGTGCAGGTCTTGCCCAGCATTTTCTCGGTGGCCTCGTCGATGCCGATCTGAACACGATCCATGGGTGATACCCTCCTTCTGTTGGATTGACCGAGGGAGGGCCGCGTAAGCGGCCCTCTCTTTTTCAGGCGTGCCGGATCGTGTTCACTCCTTCGTGTCGAGTCGGAGGACGCCCACGCGCACCGCGTCGTCCGTCAGGTACAGATCCTCGGTGCGATCGCTTGTGTCAATGTCAGCGCCGCTCTCGATGAGAGTGGCGCGGTACGCCGCGAGCGCTGCGTCGTAGGTCGGATATGGCCCTGTCATCGGACAGGGGTCGTCATAGCCGTTGTAGATCAGGTAGAAGCTGTCCATGGGGTGATTCTCCTTTGTGTTGGATTTGACCAAGGACCGCCGGAGCGGTCTTACATCACGTAGAGAGCGCCGTCGTCGCCGACGTAGAGATCGCTCTCGCCGTACGGCTTCGTGAGCGCCGTCAGGCGGTCGCCGACCTCGCCGTGACCGCGATCCCAGAATCCGGCGCCGTGGCCGTTCCGGGTCAGCCAGAAGTCGTGGCCCAGCTGTTCTGGCGTCCACGCCGACCAGTCGAGCCCTTCGCGGTCGAGCAGGTCGAGAAAGTCGCGACACTCGGCCGCCATCGTCTCGGTGGCCTCATCGGCGATGTCTCCAGGGCCATAGACCGCGTCGAGCGGCTCGCCGTCTTCGTCCGTCGAAGACCAGAGAGCGCACGTCACGTAACCATCAATCATCGTTTCTGCAATGTCCATTTCGTTCTCCTTCGTTGGATTGACCGAGAGGGCCTCGTTAAGAGGCCTCGTGAATCTCGAATGAGCGTCCGAGATCGTGTGTACGGGCGGTCTGGGTGACGAATGCCGAGTCAAGCTCGCGCGACCAGTGAACCTGGAACGGCTCTTCGATCTCGTCAAGCCATTCGCAGTGGCGTTCCACTTCGTCTTTCAGGTATTCGAGCGCATCCGCGCGATCTTCGAAGAGGGGCGGGTCGTCGTCTTCCGGCAGATAGCCGGGAGTGTTGATTACGACTACGAACATGGTTGTTCTCCTTCAGTTGGGATTGACCAAGGCCCGGATGCGCTCCGGGTGGGCGTGGACTAGCGCGTAACGTCTTCGACGCGCCCGTCCGGGTGGACGAGCGTGAAGACCTTCGGGCCGTCAGGTGAGTGGATGTCGCTCTGGTAGAGCAGGCCGTCCTCGTCCTCGCGCTTGAGGAAGGTCTGGTAGACGCCCTGCCAGCTGCGGCCGACGAACTCGCTGATCGCAGCGGCGGACACGTACGTGCGCGGTGTTTCCAAGATGCTCTCCTTCGTGAGTGTGGATTGACCGAATCGGCGGTGAGAAGCTCGCACGGGCATGACTCCGCGCTTCACCGCCGCCTTTCGATCCTTCGGTCGGACTGGCATGCAGGAGCGCGCAGGATCGACGCACAAGGCGTCCCGGCCATCGCCGGTCATCAGGGTCAACGCGTTCCACCAGGGTCTCACCGACCGCTAGGAGAAGGATCAGGGTGCTCACCGCTCCACACGATGCCCTCGCGACCTAGGCCGATCCTTGCGTCCCCGCAGGGCCGCTGGTGGCTAGCTTCCTCGTTGCCCACACGATCACTTAGACCGTGCGGTGAGGGAGTCTGTCCCTGTCGCCCATCCCGATTCACCTGCTCGATTCCTGCGACTCCCCCACAGTAGCACGGGGAGACAGCATGTCAAGCCCCAGGAGACACAATCACTCGATCGAGGGAGGCCAGAACTGAGCGACGAAGCCAACCAAGCGCTCGTCCTGTGCGTCCCCGACACAGCTCTCGTCCCTGACGGCTCGACCTTCTACGACGGCCCAGACGACAAGCGCTGCAGGCTGATCAAGCCCGACGGCGAACGCTGCAAAGCCACCAGAGTCAGGCGCTACGGTCTCTGCTCAGGCCACGCCGGGACGGGCGGCATCATGCGCGACCCAGCGGGGGCAGCCAAGCTAGCCAACGCCGAGCGGAGACGCCGCAGCGCCGCCAGGGTCTCGCTAGGGATCAGCGCACGCAGAGCCGCGCAACCGCTGCAGCAGAGCCGGATGCAGGCACAACTACGTGCCAACGAGGTCGCTGCAGCGCTCATCGACGCGCCCCTCGACGACCCCGAAGTGGGCACGATCCCGAGGCAGCAGGCGATGATCCGAGCCATGGAACTGCTGTACCCGCAGGTGCACGCCAGCCTCGACATGACGCTGCCCGACGAGCCCGAGCAGCTGGGCACGATGGGCTGGCAGGAGATGCAGGCGCTGGCCCAGCAGCTGGTGACCAGCAGTGACCAGTGACCCCGCAACCCCGCATGAACACAGGGGTTGCGAGCAGGGCTACGGCCTCCTAGACCGCTGACATCCCCGCTCTGCGCCACGCACAGGGCATGCACGTAGGGCAGGAGGCAAGGCATGCCTGCTACGCAGGGAACGACCCGGTCCGGCTCTCTGCCTCGCGCGCAGGGGCGCGCGCGCGGCGCCGCCCTGCCCTCCCTCCCCCCTCGCGCGCGCGTCGCGCGCGGGGCCTCGCGGGCGGCCCCACTCCGACCGGGCACGCAGCCTTCTGAGCTACGGGCACGCGGTAACGGGACCCCCTGTCCGGGTTCCCTAAAACGCTCTTTGCTGTACAAGGCTGTATGGCTAGCTGTACAGTGCTGCACATGCCTATGGTGACGGTGCGCCTGTCGGAGGGCGAGAAGGCTGCGTGGCTCGATGGGGCTCGCGCGCGTGGCATGACGCTGACGGGGTTTCTGAAGGTCTGCGTGCGCGAGGCGGTGGAGACTCGTTCGTCACGGGCCATCGCTCAGGCCGTGAGCCTGGAGCTCCTCCCCGAGCTGGAGCGAATGCTGGCGGAGTACACGGGCGAACCGGCATCCGCCTCGGGGGCTTTCGAGCTCTCGATCGCGAAGACGTTCGACCGGGGGTGCTTCGATGCCGAGCTCCACAAGCCAGGGGTCGTCTGTCACGGCTGCGGCGGCTCCAGCTACTGATCCGTTCCTGAAGGCGTTCCCTGCCCGTCCTGGTGATCTTGCCCCGTCGCCGGCCCAGCTGCGGAAGCTGGGGGGCCTGTGGCCGGGGCGCTAGTCTCGCATCGGCTGGGGCTCTTCGTCGACCAGCCAGTACAGGTCGTTTTCTCTCAGGCGGACGACGAGGTTGTGTCTGTCGTCGGGGGTCTGGACACGCAGGATCAGGATCTGTTGGTCGTAGCGCCAGAGGCTGAGGACGCCCATCTGGGTGGTTTCTGCTCCGGTGTTGCTGATGAAGCAGACGATGCCGCCGTGCTCGCGGGCGAGCGCGGCTGCTTCGCCGATCTCCAGGGGTTCGTCAGCCATCGGTCTCTGCCGGGGTGTTGGCGCGCAGTCGGGCCAGGGTTTCGGCGAGGATCTCGTCGATGCGCTCGTATTCGGCGAGGCGCTCGGAGGCGAGACCGAGGGCTTCGCGCAGCTGCTCGTTGACTGCCCGTTCGCGCCGGTACAGGTTGATCAGGTCGTCTTCTGTGAAATGGCCTTCGGCGGCGGCGAGCAGGCGCATGCAGCGCACCATCGCGCGGAGCGCTTCGTGGTTCTCTTGGGGGATGGCTCGCAGGACTGTTTCAGCGTCCTGAGCTGAATCGGTCATGCGCTCCGCCATGCGTCGAGCGCGAGCTTGAACTCAGCCCAGGCGGCTGCGAGTTGGGCGGTGGCTGCGGTGAGCCTGGCCCACGCTTGCGGCCTGGAACTGGGGTTCTGATCCGCTAGGCCGGTCACCTCTGCCCCTCCGGTTTCGGGCAGAGGTCGCAACCGATCCCTTGCACTTCGCCATCGAGCCAGTGCTGGAAGCACGTCTCGCACAGCGACTCGGCGGCTCGGCGCTCGTACTCGTTCGCGCACACCTTGATCTGCTTCGGATCAGTCACCGACAGTATTATTAGGGGCGTTTCCGACGGCCATCGGGACGCGCTCGTAGGTGAGGCTGTTGCGCCCGGTCGGGTTGACCCGTTCAGGCCCGTGCCGCACCACGCCTTCATCGATCAGGATTTTCAGGTTGTCTCTGACGACGCCTGCAGTGACGCCGGCCTGCTGGGCGAGCTGCTGGACGCTGACGGGGCCGATGTGCTCGCTGACCATCGCCAGGATCTGCGCCTGCCGCTGCTCGGGTTTCATCGGCGGGTTGCGCTTCTTCGTCGGCTTCGGCTTGCTCGCGGCCTTCTTCTTGCCGCCGTCGAGCGCTTTCAGGATGGCGTCGTTCGGCAGCTGCCCGACGTGGCGGATGAACCAGTCGAGGATCTTGATCTGCTCGTTCAGCTCATCACGTTCGAGCGCGGCTTCGTGTCGTTCGGCTTCGAGGCGTTCCTTCAGGCTGGGCATGGTTCTGTCTCCTTCCTCTCTGACTGGGCGTCGATTCTAAACCACCGTTCGGGGCCTCGCACGCCCGTACACTGCCGGCGAGATCTCCTCACGTAGGTTCGGCCCGTTCGGATTGCACGCGCCGGACCTGGGATCTCTGACTGGGCCAGGGCGTCTTCGGGCGCCCTCGGTCCGTGAAGGAGGAAAACATGGGTGTTCACCTCTCACCGGGTGATGCTGCGCTCTGGCTGATCGCGATCGCCCTCTGGGTCTTCGTCCTCTTCGGCGCCAACCTGATCAGCTGATGCGCAAGAAGGCCAACACGAAGGTGCACACGGTGATGTCGGAGTTCAAGCGCGGGCAGTTGCATTCGGGCTCGAAGAAGGGCTCGAAGGTCACTTCGCGCCAGCAGGCGATCGCGATCGCCTTGTCGGAGGCCGGCAAATCGAAGCCGAAGCCGAAGGCGAGGAAGAAGAGGCGCTGATGCCGCCTCGGCCCGTTCCCGCGAGCAGGCCACCTCCATCGGGGCGAAGCTGGATCGTTCCGGGCACTGTCGCGAACGAGCCGCCGCCACCGTGGAAACCGCCGCCGCCGAGTCTTGTCGAGGTAACGCCTGCGATCAGGCAGATTTGGCAGGCGACAGGCTTCAAAGGCCCGATGCCCACCCTTTACAAGGATCCGAGCATCCTGCTCCGCGCTCTGGGCACGGCCCCCTGGCCGAGGATCCCCTCCCAGAGCCGGGTCATGTTGTCACCTGAGATGGTGGCGGGTTTGCAAACGCTCGCGCTCCCCCGCAACCGCGACCTGGAGGCGGTCAAGGTGCTGCTGCATGAATTCGCACACACCCGGCAGCCGATGACGCTGAACCGGCCGACCTTCGAGGGCGGCGCAGAGGCGTTCGCGCAGCAGCATCTGATGGACGCGCTGCGCAGGCTGCACATCGACCGGTTCGACCCGACGAACAGCTGGCCCAGCTACGCCTATCCGCAGTTCACCGACAGGATGAGGCAGTCGGGCTGGAACGCTGTCAACCGCGGACAGTTCGGGAGGCGTTAGAGATGCAGATGCGCGTCTTGATCGCGCAGGTGCCGGAACGGGACGTGCTGCTCGCGGAGCTGCTCCAGATCGTCGCCCGCCATCCGGGCAACGACGTCTTCGTGGTCGCGATCGAGACGCCCTGGGGGCAGCGGGCGATGCGCACGGCAAGGACGGTCGACTCCTGGGACCGGCGGCTCTGGTCGGAGATCGAGGACCTGCTCGGCGAGGAGCTGCGGCGCGCCGACGACTGGGACGACGGCGAGGATCTCTAGTCAAGGAGGAGTAATGCCGAAGAAGTCACAAGCCCCGCCGGCCCCGAACCTGTCCGGTGTCTTCCCGAAGAACCCGACGTTCAAGGGCCGCACCGACGTGGGCGGCCAGTACAGGACCACGCCGGCTCCCTCGCCGCCTGCGGCGAAGCGGCGACCGAGGCCACGTCAGCCGGCGCTCGACCTAGCTCCGAGCGTGCGCGCGCCGAAGAAACAGCGGCCGGCGGCGAAGCAGGCGCCGCACGGCGGCTGGTACACGCGCTAGCGGAAACAGCCCTATATATAAGGTCAGGATCCGAGGGTCGGGTTCTTTACGCGCGCACGACGAGAACGGTGGCGAGCGGCCGGCCGTGCACGGTGAGCTCGATCCAGCGCTCGCCGCCCTCGGAGCGGTGCCCGTGCACCTCGATCTCGTCGTAGCCGTCGGCCCAGTTGCGCAGCGCGGCCTTCACCCAACCCTCGACATCCCATGCAACGGGGCTCTCTTCGTGAGCCTGAATGGACATCGCACCTGAAAGCGTAGCGCTCTGCGGCGTTTTGTAAACGACCTGGAGGTGCTTTTGAAGGTGGCAGCCGTCACGCTCGCGAGCCTCACGCTCGCGACCACGACGTTCGACCCGCACTCTCACCGTGACCACCACCGTGTCGTCGGTCACGGCCAGATCCGCTTCGACGGGGCCGGCCCCGAACGCTGGGCCCTCCGCTACCGGCGCGAGCACCGGCTCGCCGCCACCCTCAAAAAACAACTGCGCCGCCAGCGCCACCTGATCCTCGCCAACTCCAGCGTCAGCGAGGCGATCGAGCTCGCCGCCGCTACCTACGGCGACGGGGAGACGCTCTGGCGTCGCGCTCGCTGCGAGTCGGGTCTGAACCGGTACGCGCGCAACCTGAGCTCCGCGGCGTCCGGCCTGTTCCAGTTCCTCCCGAGCACCTGGCGCTCGACGCCTTATGCGAGGTTCTCAATCTTCTCACCGTACGCGAACGCGCTCGCCGCAGGCTGGATGGGCGCGCACGGCCGAGGCAACGAGTGGAGTTGCAGATAGGAGACCGTTGCCGAAGACGAAGAGGCCGCTCGACGAGATCAGCCCCCAGATGCTGGAGGCGTTCAAGAAGGAGTACGCGCGCCGGCTGAACGAGCGCGCCGCCGCGCTCCAGCACCCCGCGGGGCTCTTGGATCACGTCCAGTGCATCGACGCGAAGACTGGCGAGCGCTTCAGCTTCACCCTTAATGATCCGGACGCCGGTTGGTTCTGGCAGCGCGACGTGCTCGACAAGTGGATCCCGAAGCCGCTCAACCTCGTCCTGAAGGCACGGCAGATCGGGATCACCTGGCTCGCAGTCGGTTACGCGCTCTGGAAGCTGCTGACCAAGCCGGGAACCAGGGTGCTGGTCGTCTCGATCAACGAGGACGAGGCGATCAAGGTCGTGAACCGGCTCTTCGACATGTTCGCCTCGCTGCCCGAGCATCTCCAGTTCGAGGCGAAGATCACCAAACCGTCACGGGACGCACGCCCCTCGACACTGATCGAGTTCACGTTCCCCGACGGTCGCATCTCCAGCTGCGTCGGGCTCCCCTCGACGAGACGCGCCGGCCACGGCGAGGTCGCGACGCTGGTGCTGCTCGACGAGTACGCGCGGCACGAATACGCGCGCGACAGTTGGAAGGCGGTCTTCGCGACCGCGGACAACGGCGGACAGATCATCGTCATCTCGACCGCGAACGGCGTCTCGAACGAGCAGACCGGCGAAGGCAACTACTACCACCACCTCTGGGTCAACGCAGAGCACTACGGGATCGACGTGCAGTTCCTGCCCTGGGACCTGCACCCCGACCGTGACGAGCACTGGTACGCGACGAACGCACAGGCGCTCCCGGCCACAGACAGAGCGGAGCAGTTCCCCCGGACTCCGGAGGATGCGTTCATCAACACCGGGCAGTGCTGGTTCGACCTGGAAGCGCTCGCCTGGTACGCGGAGAACGCGCCGCTCGGGGAGCTGTACCGGATGCGCTTCATCCCCGACGCGACGGGCGCGAAGGCGAAGATCCACCAGGCCGAGCAGGGGCTGATCCGCGTCTATGCGCGCCCCGACCCGAACCACGACTACGCGATCGGCGCCGACGTCGCGACCGGCCGGGGCCTCGACTACAGCTGCGCCTACGTCGTCGACCTGACCTCGATGGCGATCGTCGCGGAGCTGCACGCGAAGCTGGACGCCGACGAGTTCGCCGAGCAGCTGCACTTCCTCGGGCGCTGGTACGGGACGGCACGGCTGGCGGTGGAGATGGGCGGCGGCTTCGGCGAGCCGGTGATCATCAGTCTGCGCGACGGCCGCAAGGGCCGGCCGCACTATCCGAAGCTGTACCGGCACGCGATCGCCGACCGGCCCGATCAGCGGCTGATCGCCAACTACGGCTTCCCGATGAACGTGAAGACCAGGCCGCAGGTGATCAACCAGATCGAGCAGGCGATCCGCGAGCGCGCGATCCCGGCGCTGCCGAGGGCGTTGATCATGGAGTGTCGTACCTTCGTGCGCGCGAAGACGCTCCCGAGTCCTCGCGCCCAGGACGGCGCCAACGACGACCGCGTGATGGCCTTCGGGATCGCGCTGGAGATGTACCGGCAGCTCGGCACGCACGAACGGCGCGTGCAGCGCAAGCCGAAGCGGCGTCCACCGCACAAATACAAGTGGCAGAAACGGAGGGTGGCGTAATGAGCTCAATGGCAGATTTCGCCGGGGCACTCGGCGGCGGGGCTCCGCCCGGTCTCCCGCCCGGTCTCGGCCCCGGTGGGCCCCCGGTCGACCTGGGTGCAGGCGTCGGTCCTCCGGTCGACATGGGGGCACCGCCTCCGCCCCCGCCCGACCAGCCCGAGCCCGGTGCCCAGTACTCGACGTCGCTGGATGCGCTCGACGGCGCCGAGGAGGCGCTGCACGCGTTCATCCAGCTCGACCCGGACGAAGCAGACCGCGCGATGGCAGCGCAGTGCCTGCAGAACGTGCTCAAGCTGAAGGCCGGCAACCAGAAGGCGCAGCAGGGCGGCGAGATGAAGGGCCTCGCTCGCGCCTTGCAAGCCAACGGCGGACCGCCAGGTGGCGGATACTGAGTTGGCCGAAACCGACGTCTACGACCAGTCGAAGGTTCGAGACGCCGTCGGCCTGGTGGTGAAGGCGGTCGAGGACGCGGAGCGCCGCTACCACGACGCCTTCGTCGACCGCTGCGAGCAGCGTTACGCCTCCTACCGCGCTCTCTCCGACGCGCAACCGGACGAAGAGGACTGGCACTCCGACATCACCACGCCGTACGTGATGCAGACCTGCGAAGGGATGCTCTCGACGATGCTGGAGCCGAGTCCCCGGTTCAACGTGCAGCCGCGCCCGAAGCCGGACGAGCCGCTCGAAGAGGTGCTGCAGCGGCTGAAGTCGGTCGACGCCGTCTCAGACACCTTGCGTTATGCCTTGGACCGGGACGGCTTCGCGCGCAAGCAGCGCGATTTCATGCAGCAGGATCTGGTCTGCGGGATCACCGTCCTGAAGGACTACTGGGACTCCGAGTCGCGCACCGTCACCAGCCTGGTGCCCGAAGAGTTGATGCTCTACGACGCCGCCGGCCTGGGGATCGACAGCATCCGGACGCACTCCGAGCAGGAGCAGAAGGACACGCTGGTGCGCGACGACGCCTGCTCCGAGGTCAGGGACGTGCGCGACTTCTTCTGGCCGTCACAGGCCTCGACGGTCAGACGCGCCGAGTGGCTCGTCGACAGGACGTGGGAGTCGTTCGCCTCGCTGAAACGCAAGGAGAAGATCGGCCTCTACAAGGACGTCGACAAGCTGAAGGAATCGAACTCGGTCGCGCAGCTGAAGAAGCTGACCGAGCGCGAGCAGCGCCTGCGCGGCGTCGACCGCACACAGGACCTCGTCGAGGTGCTGGAGTACTGGACGCCGGAGCGCGTGGTCACCGTCGCGAACCGCAACGTGCTGCTGCGCGACGACCCGAACCCGTTCTGGAACGGCCGGCTCCCCTTCGTCGTCTGCGCGGCGATGCCCGATGCGTTCCAGATTCCCGGCATCTCGGTTGTCGAGGCGCTCGCGCAGCTGCAGGAGATGCTCTGGACGCTGCAGAACCAGCGCATGGACGCGGTCCGTTTGCTCGCGAACGTGATCACGATCATCCGCTCCGACGTGGACGATCCGGATGCGTTCGAGTTCGCGCCGAACGCGCAGTGGTTCGTCGAGGACCCGGCGCAGGTCTCGCAGCTCCCGATCGACCCGACCGTCGCCCAGATCACCTTGCAGGCTGAGTCGCTGCTGAAGGGCGACCTGCAGAACATCATGGGCGGCTTGCCGATGGCCTCGGGCTCCGACTCGCAGACGATCGACCAGCAGACCGCGACGGGGGTCTCGATCATCACCACGATCGCCCAGCGGATCATCCAGTCGCGCAAGCAGCACTACCTCTGGGCCTACGCCGACCTCGGCAAGCACTTCCTGTTGCTCTATCAGCAGTTCCTGCGCGACGACCGCGTCGTGCGCGTGCTCGGCTTGCAGGGCTCGCAGGCCTACCGCAAGATCTCCCCGCTCGAAATCCAGGGCGACTTCGACGTGATGATCGACGTCACCAGCGACTCGCTGCTGCGTCAGGAGCGCCGCGCCGAGTCGCAGAGCCTGCTGCAGATCGCCGCCCAGGTGCAGCCGGTCTTCGCCCAGTCCGGGGCCCCGCTCAACCTGAAGGCCTTCATGGAGAGGACGCTCGATGCCTACGACATCTCGGACAAGGAGCGCTTCTTCATGCCGCCCCAGGTCGGCGCCGCCACCGCGGGTGGCCCACCCGGCATGCCGCCTCCGCCTGGTGCCAACGGGCAGGCGCCGGCACTTCCCGGCGGGGTTGCCCTCCCGGCCGGCGTGACCAACGCGGGCGCCGCCGCCGGCCCGATGTCGCCGAACTCGACCGACAGCATCTCGGCGGAGAACGCGATGGCGACGATGCTGCGCATGCGCGGAGGCGCCTCCAATGCGTCCGCGCCGTAGGCTGTCCGAGGTCGAGCGCCGTAACGCGAACGTCCACACGGGGGAGCTCGCGGCGCTCGCACAGCACCCGCTCTGGCCGGCGCTCGCCGCGGAGATCGACGACAAGCAGCAGCGGATCGAGCGGATGCTGCTGAGCGGCGTCCTGAGTCCACCACCGCAGCCGTTCGATCAGCGCAAGGCGGACTTCTGGAACGGCTTCATCCACGGCATGCGCTGGTTCCTCGCGCAGCCCGGTCGTGCCGAAGGCGAGCTGGAGCGCGCATTCAAGAAGGCGGAAGGAGCAAGTAGATGAGCAGCGTGACCCAGCAGATCCTCGACGCCTGGGACGATGACGACGAGTCCACCGAGGGCGCCGTCGTCGAACAGCCCGCCGAAGAGCAGCCCGAGGAAGTCGTAGAGGAGGAACAGTCCGAGCCCGACCAGGAGGACGGCGAGCAGCCGGAAGAGGAAGAGGGTCAAGAAGAAGAGGAGACGGTCGAGGAGGGCGAGCAGGAGGGCGAGGAAGAAGGGGAGGCCGAGGGCGAGGCCGAGGTCGAGGAGGACGACGTTCTCGCCCAGTTCACCGACCCGGAGATCCGCGCCTACCTTGCCAAATACCAGAACGACCCGGAGCGTGCGCTGAAAGCCGCCGTCAACCTGCAGCGCGTGCTCGGCCGGCAGGGCCAGGAGAAGGCCGTCCTGACCCGGCGTGTGCAGGAGCTCGAAGCGGAGATCGCCGAACGGCAGGCTTTCCAGACCGGCGCGCTGCTCAACCCCGAGCAGCAGCAGTGGGTCGGCGAGGCAGCCGAGTCCGGCAACCCGTCCCTCTACGTGCAGCAGGCGGTGCAGGCCGGCGAGTTCGAGCTCGCGCGCGCCGTCTGCGCCGAATGGGCGCGCGAGTCGCCGTACGAGGCGCTGCGCGTCGCGCAGGCGATCGACGGCGCCGAACAGCGCAGCTTCCAGCAGCAGTACCAGCAGATCGAGGAGGAGCCGGTCGACCACGGGCTGCTGCTCGACACGCTTGTCTCCAACTTCCCGGAGATGCCGATCTACGAGACGCAGATGATCTCGACCCTGAACAACCTGGGGCCGGCGCACCCGCTCGTCCAGGACGCGCAGTCGAACGACCTGCGCACCGCGGCGAAGGCGATCATCAACATCTACGAGATCGCGCGCGCGCAGACCGCGAGCGTCAAATCGACGCGCGAACAGGTGCGCGCAAAGACAAAGACTGAAGCCGCCGAAGCACGGCGGCGCGCAGTAGTCAGTTCCTCCAACGCCCAGCCGAGTCCGAGCGAGGCACCCCGGCAGCGCACGATCATGCCGGGTCTCACCTTGGAGCAGCTCGAAGCTGAATGGGAGAACGACTAGGCCGAAGTACGGGCCTCCCAAGCGGAGACACCCCGACGTGGGCCGAAGGGAAACCGTTCCTTCGACACCCGTAGGGAGTGAAGATGGCTGGCACGATCGTTCAGGGCAACGTCTCCACCGAGGAGCAGCTGCCCGATGAGCGTGTCGTCGACATGGACGAGAAGATCCGTGTCCTCAAGCCCGACGACACGCAGTTCACGACCATGACATCGAGAACCACCTCCCGCGTGGCGACGCGCGAGAAGGTGAACTGGCTGGAGGAAGAGGACTTCCCGAGGGTCGTCACGGGCGATGCCCAGACGAACGTCTCGACGGCCCTCAACCTGGGCGCCGGCCAGGGCAAGATCGTCGCCGCCAACGACCTGCTGCGCAACATGCGCACGGGCGAGGGAATCCGGGTGGTCAGCGTCGCAACCGACGCGCTGGTGATCGCACGCGCGGTCTCCGCTTCCATCCCGGCGGTTGCACTGAACGCAGGCGACAGCTACCTCGTCGTCGCCGACGCGCAGCCGCAGGGCTCGGACTTCCCCTCGCCCCGCTACCTGCAGCGGGTGCTCGGCTTCAACTACACGCAAATCACACGCACAAGTTGGTCATTCACGGGTACCGACACCGCGATCGAGCTCTACGGCGGACGGGAGCCGGCGAAGGAAGCGAAGCGTGCGGCGCGTGTGCACAAGAAGAAGTGGGAAGGGATCGGTTTCTGGGGGATGCGCAGCTTCGTCGCTGCCGTCGCGCCGGAGAACGAGCCTCGCGGCACTGCCGGCGGAGCGCTGGAGTTCATCTCCACGTTCAAGCGCGACGTCAACGGCCCCCTGACAGCCGACTTCTTCGACCTCTTCCTCACCGACGTGATGCAGTACGGGACGAGCGACAAGATCTTCTTCGCCTCGCCCCTGATCACCGCGTCGATGTCGAAGTTCAACCGCAGCGGCATGGGCTCCCAGTGGGACCCATCCCCGCGGGAGGTACACGGCGTCAAGGTCGACGCCTTCATCTCGGGCGCCTACGGCTACCGCATCCCGGTGGTCGTGAAGAAGGAGTTCGGGGAGTTCCCGACCGCCAACAAGGGGTTCGGCTCCTACGGCTTCCTGCTCGACATGAACTACATCGAGCGCCGGCCGCTGCGCGACCGTGACACCAAGCTGATCACCGATCAGCAGCCGAAGGGGAAGGACGTCGTCTCGGCCGAGTACATGACCGAGGCCACGTACGAGTTCGCCCACGAACGGGCGCACGGGATCCTCTACGGCGCAACCTGATCCACCCCTCGGGGGCGGGTGTGGTGGCTTCCTTCCCCGCCCCCGAACACCTTTGGAGGTTCGATGCGCTTCATCAGCAAATGGGGCCGCTTCGGCGTCTGCGTGCGCCCCCAGATCGAAGAGGCCTACGCGGTCGGAATGGCGAAGACGATCCAGGAGCCGGTCTACGCGATGTTCCACCCCGGCGTCCTGACCGCCGCCGAGCGTGAGCTCGCGATCACACACTGGGCGTTCAACGGCTTCTACCAGGAGCAGGACCAGGTGACGATCGTCCCGCCCGACTATCGGCTCGGAGGCTTCGACTCGCTGGAGGCGCAGATCCAGAACAACTGGTCGGACGAGATCCGTCAGCTGGTCGACGACACGCTGACCGACCACGCCGCTCGCTTCGACGACATCCTCGCGATCCCCGAGATCCGCTTCGCACCGCCCTGGCCGCGCTACGACGAGTACGCCGGCAGCTCGACGGCGCTGCTGCGCAAGCTGCTCGACGAGGGCCACGACCTGCAGGCAACCCTCGACTACGAGCGCCAGAACCAGAACCGGCCGAAGGTGATCGAGGAACTCGAACGCGGCCTCGTCGAGCCGGCGCAGGAAGAGGTCGTCGCCGGATGACGGAACGCTGGAACCGGCCGGTCAAGGTGCTCGACATCCGCCAGTCTCCAACTCAGGGGATCTGGCTGCCCGACGGGCGCGTGCACGGCGCGGTCGAGTTCGAGCTCGACGAGGAGTCGGTCGAACGGATCCGCACCGGCTACGTCTGCGCCAAGTGCCTGCTCCCGTTCGAGCACGCATGGCCGGAACGCTGCCCCGACTGCGGCGCGCCGATCCGCAGCGAACAGGCCGAGTACTTCGCGCGCGAGTACGGCGGCGAGGAGACGACGCGCGGCTTCGACCTCGAAGAGGAGATCGCGCGCATGCACGAAGAGCTGGAACGCCAACGAAAGGAAGGCAATGGCAGCCACCACCCCGACCGGCCAGCAGCCGGCTGACGACGCCCTCGCGCTCGCCTACCACGCCAACTCTTGGCGCCCCTGGGAGCAGGGCGGCACGACTACCACGGCAGGCTTCGTCGCGCAGGCCAACGACCCCGCCGGCCACTACACCTGGCGCGTCTCGCGCTCGACCGACAACAAGGGCCGTCCCGGCTGATGACGCACCAGTGGTTCTCGGCATCCGGCGGGGGCCTGCTCGGGACGCTCTGGACGGCGAACCCGCTCACGGTCGCGCTGCTCAAGCCCGCCTACGTGCCGAACCTGGACACGCACAAGGTCTGGACGGACGTCTCGGCGCAGGAGATCACCGGCACCGGCTACACCGCGGGCGGCGTCGCGCTCGCCGGCAAGTCCGCCGTCTACGACTCCGCCGCCGACCGCACCAACCTGGTCGCGAACGACACCACCTGGGGGCCGGGTGCCACCTTCGATGCCGCCTTCGCCGTCGTCTACGACAACTCCGGCGCCAAGCCGCTCTGGAGCCTCGTCGACTTCGCCGGCACGAAGAGCGTCGCCGCCGGGATCTTCACGATCGACTGGGCGAGCGCCGGCCTGCTCTACATAACCCCGATGCCCTAAGCGAGAGGACTGCAGGTGCTCCTGAAACCAGCAACGTGCATCGGCGACCAGGCGGGCCCCGACCCTCCGCCCGTGGCCGTCAGCTACTTCGACCTGAACAAGAACAACATGTTCGACGACGCCCACAACGACGGTCGCTATCTCAGCGTCAGACTGTTCACCAACTCGAACCTCGGCTACGACGGCGGGGAGATCAGTCCCGGCGAGGGCGACGTGTGGTCGTACATGTTCGAGACGTCTGGCGTGGGCGGCTTCGGGGCCAAGCTCGACATGGGCGGCACGATCCTGTTTCAGAACAACAGCACCAACCACCTGAACATGGTCGTCACCGGCCGTCCCCTCGACAGCACGTTCGGCCCCAGAGGCTTCGGGTCGGTGCGAGCGACGACCGACGCGGTCAAGTTCGAGATGAACTCCGACGACAACTTCGAGATCAACCTCAACGGCGAAGGCGACATCTCGCTCTTCACCGCCGAGGGCGGCATCCTGATGCGGTCGTGGTGGCCGTGGCAGGTGCGCTGCACCGACAAGGCGCAGTTCTCGCTCAACGACTCGTTCGAGATCTCGGCGAACGGCGACTGGGCCCACCCGATTCTCCGAGTCGACAGCAACGGCACCTACCACATCAAGGCCGGCAAGACCTGGGTGGCAGACCTCTGACCGTCAGCGACCGCTGGAAGCGCTTCGCACTGCAATGCCTCGACCAGGTGTTCCTTCTTGAGGAGCGTGTGGAACAACTCGAAGCAGAGCTCGCGCAGCTGCGCGAGCCGGAACGGAAGGAGCACGATGGCGAGTAATCAGACGGAGAGAACTCGGGAGTGAACGCCAACGTCTTCTTCGACTGGACGCTGATCTATGCCCCGACCTACAGGCTCCCTTCACTATGAGCGACCCGAGATCCGAAATTGAGTTTCTCACGCCGATTACTTGCGTAAAGGGCGCTGATATCGGCTTCAAGGTGCGGGACGAAGGGGTTCCGCTTCCGACGCGGTCTACGTTGAACTTCGCCGGAGCGGGCGTTTTCGCTAGCGACGACGCCGCGAACGACTGGACGAACGTGTCGATCCCCGGCGGAGGCGGCGGAACCATCAATCCGGTCTTCATCGCGCAGGCGGTGGTCGTGAACAAGTCCGCCGACGTCACCTGGCCGCAGTACACCTGGTACGCCCCCAACTGGGCTTTCTCCGGTGGCGGCAACGTCATCTACAAGAACACGCTCGGAGTCACCTTCACGAACGTGATCGGGACGAACGACGGAATCAATCTCGCAACGTCCGGCTGGTACCGCCTCGAAGCGTGCTGGGGCACGATTCTGAACGACACGGACACGACCCCACCGAACGAGCATTGGCTGATGTTCAGCCTCAGCAGCGGATTCCCGAAACCTGGAACGGGCCCGTGGAGAAGCTGGTCGTCGGAGCGCAGGAAGACGTCCTCTGATCGTTCCCCAAACCCGACGATCTCCTACAAGGATGTGTTCGTCGGCACCTCTGGAACGTTCAAGTACAGCGGCGGCTGGGCGACGGTCAACCTGCGCTCGATCCTCACGAACTTCGACAACGTGATCAACAACGGCCAGATGATCTACTGCTCGATCATGATCGAACAGCTGCCGTTCACGGTGGGACCGCCGTGACGGAGACCGAAAGGAGCACCGATGGCGAGTAACAAGACGGAGGAGCCCAAGCTGACGCTCCCCACCGGACACCCCGAGGCCGGGTACGTCTCCCCCGACCTGTCCTTCAGCGACACGGGCGGACCTGTCCCCGACGCCGAGAAGGAGTGGGCCGACGAGCGCGACTCCGCGCGCAAGACCGAGGTGGAAGCGGTCGCAGCTCACGAAGACGAGGTCGCGAAGGCAGAGGCGGCAGCTGCCGAGGAGGCAGCGGCCGAGCCCGCACCGACCACGACCAAGGCGACGACCAGCAAGACGTCTTCTTCGTCCTGACCACCAGGGCGTGGGGGCGGGCAACGACCCCGCCCGCCCCCACCGTTACCTCAGCCCTGGTCGTGACAGTCGACGCACAGCCACGGGCCGGCGCTGCGCCGAGCTCCGCAGTAGGCGTGCTGTTGGCAGCGCGTGCAGCGCGTCCACTTGCGGTACGAGGCCCAGCTGGTCCAGGCTCGGCGTGCTTGCTGGGCGAGGGTCATCAGTCCTCCCGTGCGATGTCGATGCGCTGGTCGAAGTGCTCGGGGTCCCAGGCCCGGAAGTCGCGTCCGCCGTCGAGCCATTCGATACGCGCGATGCGCTCGCTCGGTTCGTCGCGAATGACGTCCAACACGGTGTAGACGAGACGGCCCTTGTCGAGCACCTTGTCGCCTGCCTGGAGGTCGCGTACGGCGACTTCGGTGATGCGTGCCATGTGATCCTTTCGTTGGATTGACTGGACACATTTTACTACACGGGCAACAGCGTCTTCAGCCAAGGCAACGAGAAGGCCGCATGTTTGCAGGGCTTTTCCGGAATCGGCCCACGCGGGTAAGCCGAAAATCTCTTAACAATCGAAGGAAGGCGTTGCCGTGTCGAGCAACTGGTGGGAGCGCGCGAACCCCGGCGGACGGATGGTCGGCCCGTCCTTTATACGGCCTCTCTATCCGCCCGACGCCGCCGCGAAGGGCAAGACGCCGAGCTCGAACGGCGACGACGTGCTCGCGATCAAACGAGCCGTCTGGAGATCAGGCCACTGGCCCGGGCCCGCCTCGGGCTTCGACACGGCGTTCTCCAACCAGTTCTCGCACGGCAAGTCGGGCAACGTCTCCGAGAACGGCCTCGCTGGACTGCAGCGTCAGAACAACATGGACGCAACCGGCTGGATGGGCGAGCCGACCTACAACCTGATCCGCAGCGCCCGGATTCCGCAGGGGCTCCCGCACGCCGGAGAGCCGATCCTCGACCAGGTCGCGACCGACCTCCTCAACAGCTACGCGAAGCAGGCCGAGGCGAAGCCGGTCGGTCAGCTGACGCGCAAGGCGTTCCCGTCCCCGAACTACTCGGGCCGGCGTGGCGCGACCGTGCGGCTGATCGTGATCCACACCGCCGAAGGCGCGACGACGATCGAGTCGCTCGGCAACTACTTCGCGAACGCACACGTCAACGCTTCGTCGCACACGGGCATCGACGACAAGCTCGGCGTCGTCGGTGAGTACGTCAAGCGCTCGAACAAGGCGTGGACGGCGGCGAGGGCGAACCCGGTCGCGGTGCAGACTGAGCTCTGCGCGTTTGCGAAGTGGACGGCGGCAGAGTGGGCGAAGCACGACAACATGCTTGAGAACTGCGCACGCTGGATCGCCGAGGAGGCGACAGCGTTCGGCCTGCCGATCACGAAGCTGGACGCGCCGCAGGCGCAGGGCTCCGGTCGTGGTGTCTGCCAGCACGCCGACCTCGGTGTTTTCGGGGGAGGCCACTGGGACTGCGGTTCCAGCTTCCCGATCGACGACGTGCTCAAGCGAGCGAAGGAGCTGGCATGACCGAAGAGCCTGAGCAGGACGAGCCCGGAATCGAGTGGCCCGAGCCTCGCGAAGACCCGGACGAGGAGCCGTCAGAGCCGTGGGCCAAAGAAAACGACAAAGAATGAATCGTGTCGACGGACGCCATCGCTGCTGCCGGGGCGTTCCTGTCCGGGGCCGGGTCGGTGCTGGGCGCCTGGTTCGTGATCAGGGGGATGCGAAAACGGATGGAGCAGGAGTGCGAGGAGCGGCTGCGGCTCTTCCGGGAGGGGATCGAGATGGCTGAGCAGATCGAGCATCCTGAGAGATGAGCCTCTGGCAGAAGATTGCGCTGGGCGGCTCGCTCGTCCTCGCCGCCTCGGCCGGCGTCTTCGCCTCGATCGCGTTCTCGGCCGGCACGGCGCAGACGCCGTCGAAGACCGTAACGATCACCCTGACGAACGGCGCGACAGGACCAGCAGGGCCGCAAGGCCCGCCGGGGGAGCGCGGCCCTGCTGGGGCAACCGGCCCGTCCGGCGTGAGTGACTGTCCGGCCGGCTCGACCTTCGGGAAGCTGGTGATCATCGTGCAGGGGAAGGGGCCGGTCAGCATCCTGACCTGCATCGTGGACGAATGATCGCGTTCTCGACCTCGGAGACGATCACCTTCTCGGTCGTCGGCTTCTTCGTCCTGATCGCGCTGCTTATCTTCGTCCGCCTGCTGATGCGCCGCACACCACCGACCTGGCATCTGTACCGGATCGGCTTCTTCATCGAGCGCGACCCGGAGCCCGTCTGGCCTGCACGCGACACGAAGGTGATCGAGCCCGGTATCTCCGAGTCGGACACCTGGCACAAGTAGCTCGTCCTGAGCGACCAGCAGCGCATCGTTTTGCTCGGGCTGGTGCTCGGGCTGTTCTTCTACGCCCGCTTCGTCGGCTGGATCTGAGAGGAGCCCATGACCAAGAAGCAAATGAGCGACCAGATCCAGTTCTGGCTGGGCCTGCAATCGATCGCCCCGTACGACGAGACGGCGATGATCGCCGACCTGCTCTACCAGGGGACGATCGACCTGCTCGCGCGCACGCGCTGCGTGGTGCGCTGCTGCCATCTAAACACGGTGGCAGACGTCAGCGAGTACCTGCTCGACCACTCGATCCTCGCCCTGGTCGACATCGAGGACGGCGCGATGCGACGTACGCGTCGCGACGTGATGCCGGCGAACACGTTCACGCTGATCCGCGCCGACGTGCTGCGCTTGAACCCGGCCCCCGCCGAGGACGGCGAGCTCGACGTCTGGGCGGTGATGCGTCCGCAGAGGATGACGGCCGACGCCGACTCGCCCGGTGACGAGCTCTTCGGCGCGATCCCCGACGAATACCACGACGCGATCGTCACTTACGGGCTCTGGAAGGCAGCCGACTACACCGACGACCAGCGCTCCGGCGACGGCGAGCGCTACCGGACCCTCTACGAGGGCCAGGACGGCCGTGGCGGCAGGCTGCAACAGATCCGCCAGCTGGTGAACAAGCGCGGCACGGCGCGCGCCGCCGACCGCCGCGTCAACCTGCGCCTGTCGCGCAAGCGCGGCGTCTGGGTGGGCTGAATGGGGGCGCCGAACTCGCTGCTCGGCACGGCGCGCTCGTTCGCCAGAGACTTCCCGCGCGACCAGATGCCTGCCGGCTACCTGTGGGACGTCACCGACTACGTGCCGACGATCGTCGATGCGCCCTTGACCGGTCGTGGCGGCTGGCGCTGGGGCTCGACGGCGCTGAGCGCGGACGCCCAGGGCGGGATCCTCGCCACCTTCTCGGAGGGCGACAAGCTGCTGGTGCACACCTGGAACAACCGCTGGATGGAGGTCGACCAGACCGACCCGTACACGGCGCACGACCACGGGCCTGCGCGCATGGGGTTGCAGAACCCGGTGCAGCTGCAGGACACGGTGGTGCACATGGACGGCACGGGCGCCGACGTGCCGCAACTGCTGACGAACGTCCCCGGCTACGGAATCGCGACCGGCGACGCGCACCCGTCGGCGTACAAGGGCCGCTACGCCACCGTCTACAAGTCGCGGCTCGTCACGGGCGGCGCGCTCGGGGAGCTCGACGCTGTCCGCTTCACCGTCCCCGGCAACAACAATCTGCCGAACGACGAGGCCTACGACGACAACTCGTTCATCCGCACCAGCAAAGAGGTGACCGGGCTGGCGGCTCTGCGCTCGGTGCTGATCGTCTTCCACAAGGGCTCGGTGGAACGGATCCGCGGCTCCATTCCGCCCTACAGCCCCGAGGGGAAGGGCGACATGTTCGTGGAGTCGCTCTTCGACCGCGCCGGCTGCCCCGACGCGAAGTCGATCGCCTACTGGAACGACAACGTGATCTTCGCCGACGAGCACGGCGTGCACATGACCGACGGGGCGACGGTGCGCAACCTCGTCTCCCAGGGCGGCATCCTCACCTACTGGCGCCCCCTGTACGAGCACAAGCAGCAGATCGCTGCCTGCACCTTCCTCGACTACTACCTGGTCACGGTCAAGCGTGACGACGGTCTGGTTGTCACGCTGCTCTGCGACCTGACGCGCCGGCAGTGGTTCCGCTTCACGAACATCAACGCCTACTGCTACATCACCTCGTCGGGCGCTTCGAGCATGGAGCGGGTCTGGGCGGGGATGATCGGGACGGGGCGTCTCGCGCGGCTGGGCCCCTGTTTCTTCCCCGACCTGGAGGTTGCCCCGCTCCTCGACGACGACGGTACTGCGGTGCTGCCGGCGTTCGAGACGCCCTGGTTCCGGCTCGGCCAGGAGGGCCGCAAACGTGTTCGTTTCGGCTACCTCTCCTACGACGCGCGCCTGCCGAGCCTGACGACCCCGGTGCTCGACTTCGGCTACCTGCGCTCGCCGCAGCAGCACAGCTACACGTCGGTCGGTACCCTGCCGGCGACCTCCGAGTACACCCGCTACCGGCTGCCGCTCGGGCAGTTCCCCTACGGCGTCGCCTTCCGCGTCGCACAGACACAGGCAACGAGCGCCCTGCGCGTCTTCGACCTCGGCGTCGAGCAGTGGCCGGCCGAACGGAGCCGACTGTGACGAGCTCCGCCGGCCGCAGGCGCGGCACCGACGACGACCGTCCGCTGAGCGAGACCGAGTACCAGCAGGTGCAGCGGCTCTTCGCCGACCCGTTCTCACTCCCGCTCCCCTTCAAGACCTGGCTGATCTCCTACCTGGAGACCTCCGACATGCTGCTGCCGCAGGGGTCGGTGCAGGGCCTGCAGATCGCGCTGAACGACGCATTGATCGCGACGAACGTTGTCGTCAGTGGCGAGGCCAGAGGCCTGCTGCTGGGAGCGTCCCTGCCGGACGTCCATCCGGGCCTGCCCGTCGCCGGCTTGCGGCTGGGGACGATCGTCCCGGCGATCACCGGCAGCGGCGCTCCGGGCGTGCCGGGTCCCCCAGGGCCTCCGGGTCCCCCAGGTCCCACGGGCCCCCCAGGCCCCGTTGTCACCTACACGCACACGCAGAGCGCACCTGCCGCCACCTGGACAGTGGCGCACGGGCTCGGCCGTTTCCCGTCGGTGTCGGTGGTCGACTCGGGTAACAGCGTCCTGATCCCGAGCATCACTTACGACGACGCGAACCAGATCACCGTCACGTTCGGCGGCGCGACCACAGGGAAGGCCTTTTTGAACTGATGCCGACGCTAGGGAACGCACTCAACTTCGCAAAGCTGGAGGCGCTCAACTTCCGGAGTCATCAGCTAACGGCGCCTCCGACGTTGCCCGTCACGGGGCAGCTTTATTACAACACCACCCCCGGCGACAACACGCTCTACTGGTACGACGGCACCGGCTGGGTGTCCGCCCGCGGAGGCGGCGCGGGTGTTCCTGACGCCACTGCCAGCGTCAAAGGCATCATCCAACTTGCGGGCGATCTAGCCGGCACGGCGGCGAGTCCGCAGATCGCAGCCGGGGCGATCGTCGATGCCGACGTTGCGGCTGCGAACAAGGACGGCACCGCCGGCACCCCGTCGCTGCGCACGCTCGGCACCGGCTCGACACAGGCTGCGGCAGGCAACGACTCTCGACTGACCGACGCCCGAGCTCCGACGGCCCATCACACGACGCACGAACCCGGTGGCTCCGACCCGCTGAACGTCGATGCCGCAGTCGGCACAGGCTCTCTGCGCACGCTGGGCGCGGGCGCGTTGCAAGCGATGCCGGGAAACCGCACGCTCGACGCGATTGCGGCTCCGGTCGCGGCGGTCTCTTTCAACAACCAGAGACAGACGGGCGTCGCCGATCCCGTGTCTGCCCAGGACAGCGCGACCAAGAACTACGTCGACAACAACATTCAGGGGCTTGACGCGAAGGCGTCGGTCAAGGCGGCGACGACGGCGAACGTGACGCTCGCGGGCGGCGCCCCGAACACGCTCGACGGGGTCACGTTGGCGGCGAACGACCGGGTGCTCGTCAAGGACCAGACGGCGCCTGCGCAGAACGGCATCTACACGGTCACGACGCTCGGCACGGGGGCGAACGGCACCTGGACACGGGCGACGGACATGGACGCCTGGGCGGAGGTCCCGAGCGCTTACACCTGGATCGAGCAGGGCACGACGCAGGCCGACACGGGCTGGGTCTCGACCGCCGACGCTGGCGGCACGCTCGGCACGACCTCGATCACCTGGACGCAGTTCTCCGGGGCAGGGCAGATCATCAGCGGCGCGGGCCTGACGAAGACCGGCAACACGCTCGCCGTTGGAGCCGGGGCGGGGATCACCGTCAACGCCGAC